GAAGTGAAAGATGCTGACGAATTCGCGACTAACTTAGTCACTTGGGCTGATGTTATTAGAAAAAGTTTTTACGAAGGAGCTATTGACGAATTGATCTCAACTAGAAGGTTGGTTCACATAGCACAAGCCTTCAAAATGTTTGACAACAAAATGAAGTCAATCGAAATGTGTGTTGCTAGGTTCGATTCAGAAACTAAAGCGACTTTCTTGGATCTCTACACTAAAGTAGATAGTGAAGCGAATGAAATTCCAGAAGAAGAAGTAGATGAACTTGGTTATACTGTTAAAACAGGACCAGCTTCTGAATTCGCCGATATGGCGGATTATTCTGATCCAGATGATAATGAAGATTTATTTTAAATAATGTTTACCTCGGCCTCTCTCCTAATGTTTGTTCTGAACAAAGGGAGAGAGGTTTTTATAGAGATAAATAATAATGAGGGACAAGTATGACTGAATATGATGATCGAGTAGAAGAGCAAAGAGTTAGACTAAAATATGAAGAATGGTCTAAAGGTGTAAAACATCTTATTGCTCAGAACGGTGTTATTGAAACAGCTTTTAATAATGGTGATATCAAGTATGAAACTAGACAGCCTGACGGAAGTTATAAAACTAAATGGTATAGAGCAAAGGCTAGTGAGGAATCATTAATGCATAAGTTCGGACAAATGTTAGCCGACAGGAGAATGTGGTGATGGAACAATTAGATTTATTTGGTGCTACTATCACGGCGCCTGCTAATGCAAATGGTAAGATTGATCAAATGGAATTTGCTGTTTTATTTGATAAGTGTAGTAAGCCTGCTGATTATGTTTATGGAACTTATGAGGAATGTGAAGAATATGCAAATACTCATGGACTTTATGCTGATAGATATTTAGATCATGTTAATCCGTCAACAGTACAAAAGAATTTTAAATATGTGGGTCAAGGTACTGATCCATATGAATTGCAGAGAGGATTCAACTATGAGACAGGTGAGAAAATAGTTGATAACTCATTTTAAAGGAGAAGTAGTGGAATTTTTAACAAGTTTATTTTGGTTTCCATTGAACATTTTTTATTTCGTATTTAATGTTTCATTGTGGGCCGTTGTGTTTTATGCTGTGTATGAAGGGATTAGACAGTATCGTGAAAAATAATAGGGGCTTCGAGCTCGGGCAGGGACAGGGAATCGACCTTATACAAAGAGGACAATTTATTCTAGCTCTTGTAGTATAGACAGCGTTCCCATCCCGCCAGATTTTGAATTATGATTTTATATTTAGAAAAACAATTAGAAGATGCATATAATGTTTACCGAAAGCATCAAATAAAAAAAGACATGAGCTTTTTAAAGTTAGAAGATTTTAGAGAATGCTTTGAAGAAATCATGGATATAGTTTATAGAGAAATTGAAGAAGAAGATGAGTCCGATAGATTTTGAAAAAAAATTCGGACCAGGTAAATGTTCTAAGTGTGGTGTGTATATTGAAGATGATGTGGAACTTTATGTTGCTACTAACTTATCAGGAAGGCCCAGCTTAGTGAAAGATCAATTGGTAATGGTTGATCCAGAATTTTGTGAAAAATGTTATGAAAAAGTTTTGGGGCGGTAGCTCAGTAGGGAGAGCGACTGGTTTGCATCCAGTAGGTCGTAGGTTCGATTCCTATTCGCTCCACCAGAATTTGCTTGAGTAGCTCAGTTGGTAGAGCAGCTGATTTGTAATCAGCAGGTCGTAGGTTCAAATCCTATCTCAAGCTCCAGTTATATATTATGAATAAAAGACAAAAGAAAGCGTTGAAAGAATCAGTAGTCACAGTATTTAGTGGCATGATGATTAATTGGCCTGTATCTATTGTCTTTCTATATTTCTTTATTGATGTAATGAAGTTAGGTATATTAGAAGCTTCTATATACATGACAATAGGATTTACCTTTGTAGCATTAATAAGAGTTTATATTATTAGATTATTTTTTGAAAGAAAGAATGAGAGGAGTGAAAAGTGATATCAGAATACAATTTTAAAAGACCACTTAATGAATATTGTTATGAAATTAATGATCATTATGGTGGTATTCAAAAACTTTATCAGTTTGATAATCATATGGGGGCTAGTGTTATTAGACATGAACGCTCGTATGGTAGTGAACTAGGCCTTTGGGAAGTAGCTGTGTTAGATGAAGCGGGACAGTTAGTTTATGATACACCTGTTATGGGTGATGTTATGGGACATCTTTCTTGGAAAGAAGTATCTAAAGTTCTAAGACAAATACAGGCACTATGATTATGAAAAAAATTACGGAATGGTTTGATATTTGTAAAATACATTGGAAAGAGATATTTATTTTATCATTTACAATGCATTTTATATTTGATTTTTTTATATTTGGATTTGGTGTTCTTTTAGGAATGCACATAGGACATTAATATGAAATTTGGATCTCATCACTATAGGCCGTTAATAGACGGTTTGACGATTAGTGAGTCTTCAATTAATGGACTCGGATTACACGCAAAAAAGGATTTAAGAGCAGGAGTGCTTTTAGGTGAGACTCATATATGGGAAACAACAAGACATGATTGGATTAGAACACCATTAGGTGGTTTTATAAATCATTCGAATAGTCCAAACTGTTTTATATATTTAAATTATCACCGAGGGGATGTTGGTGATTGTAGAGAATTGTATACAACTAAACCAATTAAAGTAGGTGAGGAATTGACCGTATTCTATACAGTAGGATATGACGATATAGAAGAATATGAGTAAGGGAAGTAAAAGAAGACCAGAGAAACCTGGTCAGTATCAAGATCAATGGGAGAAAATCTTTGGTAAACCAGAGCCTAAAATAAAAGAACATAAGAAGACACCAAAGCATGGTGTAACGAAAGTACATAGAGATAAAACTAAGTACAATAGAAAAGTTGACAAATCAGCAAATGCTGATATAATAGATGTATGAGTTTGAAAAATATAGATTATAAATTTAATGAAGGTGAATTGTGTGATGAACTCAAGATGTATATTGATTCAACATATACCCAACATTATTCAAAGAACAAATTTCAAGCAACCGAATTTATAATAGATGGTGGACATGGAGAAGGATTCTGTATAGGAAACATTCTCAAATATGCCCAACGCTATGGTAAAAAAGATGGCTATAATCGTAAAGACTTAATGAAGGTTTTACATTATGGTATAATTGCACTTAGTGTGCACGATAATAATAATGGAGAAAGTGATGAAATTAAGTAATAATACACTTAATGTCCTGAATAATTTTTCAACAATTAATTCAGGAATAACTGTTAAAGCCGGTAACGAGCTGACAACAGTAAGCGCGATGAAAAACATATTCGCGAAAGCAGTCGTAGATGAAACATTCGATACAGAACATTCAATCTATGATTTATCAGAATATCTCGGAGCAGTATCATTGTTTGATACGCCAGACTTTGAGTTCAATGGAGAATCAGTTAATGTAATAGAAGGTGATAATTCTGTTACATACTATTACGCTGATCCACAAATGGTTATATCACCACAGAAAGATATAACAATGCCTGAACCAGAAATCAGTTTTGATTTAGATGAAGAAGTACTAGGAAGTTTATTAAAGGCTTCTTCTGTATTATCTTTACCTGATATGGTATTGTCTAGTGATGGTACAACAGTTCAATTAACAGTCAAAGACAAAAAGAACGCGACTTCTAATGTTTATAGCAGAGTAGTCGCTCAAGGTAACGGCTCAACATACGAAATGTTTCTCAGAATGGAAAACATTAAAGTTGTTGGCGGTAACTATACAGTCTTTGTATCATCAAAAGGAATAGCTCACTTTACTAATAGAGACATTGCAGTTGAATACTTCATAGCTCTAGAACCTGATTCAAATTATAATGAAGGTTAGTAATGAAAGAAGATTTCCTTTGGGTAGAAAAATACAGGCCTAGGAATATCTCAGATTGTATTCTTCCAACAGATACAAAAAAGATATTTCAAGATTTTGTAGACAATAAAGAAATTCCAAATCTGTTATTGTGTGGTACTGCTGGTGTTGGTAAAACAACTGTAGCGAAAGCACTATGTAATGAATTAGATGCTGACTTTGTAATGATCAATGGATCAGAAGAAAGAAACATTGATACTCTAAGAGTTAAAATTAAACAGTTCGCATCGACAGTTTCACTAGGTGGTGGGCCGAAGATTGTAATATTAGATGAAGCTGATTATCTAAATCCTCAATCAACTCAACCTGCACTTAGAGGTTTTATAGAAGAATTTTCAAAGAATTGTAGATTCATCTTTACTTGTAATTATAAAAACAGAATCATTTCTCCATTACATTCAAGATGTAGTGTTGTTGATTTCACTATTGAATCAAGTCAGAAACCACAGATAGCTAATGGAATCTTTCAAAGAATTTTAGATATTCTTAAAGGAGAGAACATAGAATATAATGAACAAGTTGTTGTTCAATTAATTCAAAAGTTCTTTCCTGATTTTCGTAGAGTACTTAATGAATTACAAAAGTATTCAGCATCAGGTAAAATTGATAGTGGAGTACTCGCGAATCTAGATGATGAATCTTTAAGTGAAGTTTTAGGATTTATCAGAGACAAAGAATTCTCAAAAATGAGAAAGTGGGTAGCGCTAAATATACATAATGATCCTCAAGCGATCTATAGAAAAATATATGACGCGTTGTTTACTAGAATGGAAAATAATAGTATACCTCAAGCGATCATCATCTTGAGTGATTATACATATAAGTCAGCATTTGTAGCTGACCAAGAAGTTAACATGGTAGCATGTATGACTGAATTAATGATGGAGTGTAAGATAAATTGAAGTATCAAGTAATAAAAACATACGGGAATGAGACAGGTCATTCATGTGCATTTAGACAATGGAGAGCTGACTCTCATTGTAATCTAATTCATGGTTATGCTTTAGGGTTTGAAGTAACTTTTGAAGCAGATAAGTTAGATGAAAGAAATTGGGTAATCGATTTCGGTGATCTTGGTGTATTGAAAACTATGCTTAAAGAAATGTTTGATCATACAACAGTAGTAGCTGCTGATGATCCTCAGATTGAATACTTTCGTGATCTAACAACTGCAAACTTAATTGATCTTAGACTAATGGATAATGTAGGGTGTGAAGCTTTCGCTAAATATGTATATAAATTTTGTGAAAGAGAACTCGCAGATGATAGAGTCAAAATAAAATCCGTTCGTGTATTCGAACATGGAGCAAACAGTGCTGTATTCGGAAACTTTTAAAAGTATTCAAGGAGAAGGACATTACACAGGTGTTCCGACTGTATGGTTGAGAATGTTTGGTTGTAATCTTGAATGTCAAGGGTTCGGACAAGATGATCCAACAGACCCTTCTACATATAAGCTTCCATATCTAGAACATGATTTAATAGAAGTTAAGAGAGTCGAAGATTTACCTGTATGGAAATATGGTTGTGATTCATCTTATTCTTGGAGTAAGAAGTATGCTAAACTTCAAAAGAGAGGATCTCCAGAAGAAGTAGCTAAAATTTTATATGATATGATGAATGATCATAGAACTCATATAGCATTTACAGGTGGTGAGCCAATGATGAAAGCTGCTCAAAAGAACATTGTAAAAGTTTATGGTGAAATCAAAAAACTATTCGAAGCCGAGAATGAGTGGGGTTACTATGGTAAAAAGTATAATAATAATATTAGAAATATAACTTTTGAAACAAATGGTACAAGACCAATAGAGCCTGTAATGAATGACTTGATTAGAGCTACTAGTCACGGACCTGATAGAACTGAATGGTTTTTTTCAGTAAGTCCTAAGTTGTGGCATACAGCTGGTGAGAAAGATAGAATATGTCCGGACATTGTGAAAGGGTATCAAGATGCTTGTGGTCACTTTGATGGATATCAAGGTAATATAGAACCAATGGGTCAGTTAAAGTTTGTATGTAATGGTAGTGATGAATCTTGGAATGAGATTGAAGAATCAATCGTGAAGTTTAGAGATGCTGGAGTTATGTATCCGATTTGGATAATGCCAGTCGGAGCGACAGAAGAATCTCAAGATGAAGTGGCTAAAGAAATAACAATAGAAACAATGAATAGAGGGTACAATGTAGCCGCTAGAGTTCATTGTTATATATTTGGAAATCAAATAGGAACTTAATATGGCTAATATGATAACAAAGGGTAAAGAACAAGTCAGAGGTAAATCTGTATTGCTCTTTAGTGGTGGCTTAGATAGTTTGATGATTGATTACATAATGAAACCTGATGTTCTATTGAACATTAGTATGAATTCTAATTACGATAGAACTGAAAGAGAAACCTTTGATTCAATCGGAATAGATCAAGACAAATTAGTTAATCTTGATGAAGTAATGAATCTAGGTATGTTCGAGCGTGATGATGCAATCATACCAAATAGAAATGCACATCTTACATTATTAGCTTCTCATTTCGGAGAAACTATTTGGTTAGGTTCTGTACATGGTGATCGATCATTCGATAAAGATGAAATATTCTATACTAGAATGGAAGATTTATTGAACCATATGTGGCAGTCACAACATTGGACAGAGGAAAGAAGATTTAGTATTAGTTCACCATTTAAGGATAGGACTAAAACTGATTTAGTTGGAGAGTATCTTGCTAATAAAGGTAAGCCTCTTTACTTATATAATTCTTATTCATGTTATGAAGGAGAAGAACAACATTGTGGACAATGCAAAGCTTGTTTTAGAAAATGGGTTGCAATGGAAAACAATAGACTCAATACCGAAGGGTATTGGAAAGAAAATCCATGGGATGCCTCATGGTTAGATGAAGTCTTACTAGCTATCAATAACGGTGGTTATCGTGGTAAAGAAGACTCAGATATAATTCATGCGTTAGATAAAAGTCCAGCGTATTTTAAAATAAATTAAACGGAGACACAATTTATGAAAACAGATAGAGAACTGGGTCAAAAAGTTAGAAGCTATTTGATTGAGAAAGGTGTAGAAACACCAATAAAAGAAAGTAGGTTAAACGAAACTGAAAAGGTTGATTTAATCAGAGATAACATGGAAGTTGTTATTGATGTATTAGGTCTTGATAGAGAAGACGATTCAATCGGTGGAACAGCTGATAGAGTCGCGAAGATGTATGTCAAAGAATTATGTTCAGGATTATCTTATAATAGATTTCCGAAACTAACAGTCTTTGATAACAAAATGAATTATAGTTCAATGATAATACAGAAAGATATTACCTTTCATTCATTATGCGAACATCATTTTGTAAACTTTAATGGTATGGCTCAAGTAGCATATATACCAAATGGTAATGTCGTAGGTCTTTCAAAATTAAATAGAGTTGTTGATTTCTTCGCGAGAAGACCACAAGTTCAAGAAAGATTAAATGAACAAATATATTTCGCTTTACAATATGTATTGGGAACAGATGATATAGCTGTGTTGATTGAAGCTGAACATTTATGTGTTAAGTCAAGAGGTATTGGAGATCAGAATTCTGGTATGACAACTTCTAAATTAGGTGGAGCGTTCTTTGATGATATAAAACTCAGAAATGAGTTCATGCAATTAGCGACTAACCGATGAATTTCGAATATGTAATATCTGGACTAACAATGGGGATAGATGATCTCTATTATAATCCCAAAGTTGCTGCTCCATACATTGATCACATGAATCAGAAGATTATAGACATGAATGAAAAGTATGACAATCAAAATATGTCTATCTTATTCAACGCGTTGACTGAAAGAAAACATGGTGTAACTATGAATGATACAATGAGTCATTCATGGCATAGAATATTTGCTGATAGCGGAGGACTACAATTAGCTAGAACTCCAACTAAAAATAATGCGAAGACTAGAGATGATATCTATAGACATCAAGCACAGTATTCAGATGTAGCAATGTTATTTGATGAAATTCCGATTGAATATGATCTATCTCAGACAGGTGGTAATTCAATGAAAGCGGCGTTAACAGGTCGTAGATTTGTTCGTGATGATGTTGTTAAGACAGCAGAAGCGACTAGAGACAATGTGAAAAGACAAATAGAAGTCTTTAAAGAAATGGGTTCTAAGACAAAAGTTATGTTGATATCACAAGGTCAAGATGTAGATTCTTGGAGACAATACATTGAGACAATTTGTGAAGGTTTAGATGATGAAGAAATAGAACAAATGTGTACAGGTATCTGTTTAGGTTCACAATGTAATGGTAATCACTTCGCTCATAGAATGGAAATGATATATTCTTCAAGAGAATATCAAGTTCCAGATTCATTGAGAAAGAATATACATTTACTTGGAGTCGGTAATCCGAACGCGTTAATGCCTTTTATTGTATCACCTGATTACTTTGATTATATTGAAAACTTGTCTTATGATTCAAGTTCACACGCTTCATCTTGGTTTTTCTCAAGATATAGAGATAAGAATTATAATCAAATAACATTAGAAGCACCATTCAGAACTAAGAGATTATTATCTGATATTGTTCAGAATGATTTAAGGCCTGTAATAGATGATATTTTAAATGATCATCAACAAGCGTTTGCTGAGTTCGGTGTAACAGAATCAGATTTTATTATTAATGAATCAACTAAATGGTCAATTCATAATAAAGAAAAAGATCGTAAGTTTATTCGACCAGGTGGAGAACATGCTTATAGATTATTAGTGTGGTATTGGGTTATGAATACTGTTCAACATTTCATGGACGAGATTAATAGAAGACAAGAATCTATTCATGATGAAACAGGCCTATCAACAATAACTAATTATGATGAATTTATAACAAGGTGGTTACCTCGACAAAGGGCCCCACAAAAAGTGCCAGAGTATTGGCCAACAGCGTTGGATGTATGATTGAAACATTTTTAGAATTTATGGTACCATGGCTTTTGTTGAGTCTCGCCATAATATTTGTATATGTTTCATCTATTGTAATAGAAGAAAGAAAAAGGCAAAAGCGTATTCCGTTATTTTGGGAAAAAGGTTTTTGGAAAAAAAATGAAAAAGATTGATAACAATAAAGTTTATTATAGTTGGGAAGATTACAATAAAGATATGAAGGCTACTGATTGGATAACTTTCGATCATGTCGTTGGAATATATCGAGGTAGTCTTGGAATGGCCGCTCACTTATCTAATGTGAGAAATGTTCCTATGTCGATTGTAGGATTTCAAACCAGAGATGGAGAAGATAAAAAACCTTATTGGATACATAATGCGACAACTGCAGATACATCATGGTCTGAATTAGATGAAGGTCAACATATTTTAATTGTTGATGATATCTATGATACAGGCCACACTATGAACAATGTTCAAGAATTCGTTAAACGACAAAGAACCAAACCATCTACAATGCCAAGAGTATCAGGATATTGTCTGTTTGGAAAAGAAAACGCTAAGAACATTGTTTATAGTCAACCACATGATGGCTCCTGGATTGTTTTTCCATGGGAGACATTAAGTGAATCCATTTGATTTTGTAAATTCAATTACATACTCTAAAAAAGATATCATGAATGATATCAATGAGAGTGAGTATGCACCTTTCTTAGTAAATCGATCCTTATCTTACCACCAAGATACCCTACTTTATGCGAATGAAATGAATCGTAGATTCGACATTTCACATAAGTTACAATATCACTATTTACTAAATAGTATTAGAAAACGAAAAAGGTTTGCGAAATGGAGTAAACCTGAATTAGCAGACGATTTGAAAATCGTTATGGAATACTATTTAGTGTCCCGAGAAAAAGCGGAAGAATATTTAACTATTTTGACTAAAAAAGAAATCGGGATTCTTAAAACAAGAATGAATAAAGGTGGGGTGAAATGAGTTATGGCATAGACGATATGTTAGAAATATCATTTAAAGAAAATGATGATTTTCTAAAGATTAGAGAAACATTAACAAGGATCGGTGTGGCGTCAAGGAAAGATAGAACTCTCTATCAGTCATGTCATATTTTACATAAAAGAGGTAAGTACTATTTGGTACACTTCAAAGAATTGTTTGCATTAGATGGAAAAGATTCGTCAATAACAGAGAATGATATAGGAAGAAGAAATGCTATAGCTAGACTGTTAGAAGAATGGAATCTTTTAGGTATTGTTGAAAAACAACAAGCATCAACACCATTAGCGCCAATGAGTCAGATTAAAGTATTACCACATAAAGAGAAAGATGAATGGAAATTGGTAGCTAAGTATAATATCGGAGTAGCCAAATAAATGATCAATGAATTATCTCTTAAACAAAAAAGAGTTTTATTCGCAAAGTTAGCTGGAATAGCATATAATGATGTCAAAGATGCTAGACGCGAAGCAAAACTATTAGGTTTCACAAAAACAGTATTAATCGATATAGAAGGAGCACAAACTTATGTCTTTACTAGTAAGACTGATTGTGCGATAGCTTGTCGTGGTACAGAGCCATCAGAAATGAATGATATCTATGCTGACCTAGAAATATTTAAAGCAGATTCAGTATCAGGTAACAAAATTCATCAAGGATTTAAAGAAGAAGTTGATAAAGTCTATGATGAAGTTGAAAAACTTCTAGATCGAGTAGCAATCAATAAAGATATTTGGGCCTGTGGTCATTCACTAGGTGGAGCGATGGCGACTATTCTAGCACAAAGATTAGAATACAAAGATGGACATGATATCGATACTTTATTCACATACGGCTCTCCGAGAGCAGGTGGTCCACAATTTTCTAAGTGGTGTGATAAACATCTAAATCATCAAAGATTTGTAAACAATAATGATGTAGTTCCTTGTGTTCCGACAGTATTTCGTTGGAGACATAATGGTGATTGTCATTATATTAAGTCAACAGGTGAAGTTACAAATTTAGGTCGTTGGTCTTCTGAAAGAATTAGAGATAAGGGTTGGTCATTATTAAAAACTATCTTTAAAGGGAGATTAGATTTGATCGCTGATCATAATATAGATGACTATATTCTACATCTAGAAAATGATCAGAAGTTTGAAGAATTGACTAACCAAACTAGATAAGATGTACTTCTTAGTAATATTGTCGTTAAAGAGTATTCTATCTTCAATTATAGGATCAAGTTTTTATAATTGGTTTAGAACTACAGCTTTCGGGATCTGGTTCCAATCTAAATTAGATTCATTCATGGAATATTTGTCAGATAAATATGATATAGAGTTAGCTAAAAAGCAATCTAAGTTTGAAGCTGATTATCCATTAATGATGAAAAGAATAGAAGAATTAGAGAAGAAAGTAAATGAAAAGTCTTAAAGAATTTACAAATTTATCGGAAGATATTAAACCATATAACATTCTAGTTATAGGTCATTCAGCCGCAGGTGTTAGAGATACAAGTAGAGAAACGCCCTCAACACCTATAATCGATAAAGTAGCAAAATCACTAGGTATTAAAATGGCTCATGCTGACTTTGTAGGGTTACACATTAATAAAGTTAATGGAGGACATGAGATTCATTCGTTTCCATTAGATGATGATTTAGAAGTTGAACTACCCGATTCACAAGGTAATGTTAAATATCAAAAACCAATAAAAATAAATCCTGCAGATTGGATAATCATGCCAAGAGGACTAGGAACACTTGGATTTACAGGTAGTAGAAATTGGTATGATATGATGTCAGATTTAGAAGATGAAGGTTATTTTGTTTTAAATTCTATTGATTGTTATGATCTATGTAATAGTAAATACAGAAGTTATTTAAAATTTTTACAGCACGATATAAGAACACCAAAAACAGAAGCTATTGTTCATTCAGAAACTATTGAAGAATCTTTTGAAAGACTAGATACAAACTTTCC